TGAAGATGCCATCTACAGCCGCCTGCTGCGCCGGTACTACGCCGAAGAGCAGCCCATCGTGGACAACCTGCAGCAGGTATTCCGGTGGGTGGGGGCCCGTAGCGAAGAAGAAAGAGAGGCGGCCGCGCAGGTGCTGGCCGAGTTCTTCGTGTTGCGCGATGGCCATTGGCACAACAAACGGGCGGACGTGGAGATTGCCGCGTATCACGTCAAGGCCGAGACTGCCAAGGCCAACGGCCGGCGAGGCGGCCGGCCCAGGCTGGCAGAGCGCAATCCGGAACAACCCAACGGGTTTCCCATGGGTTTCGACGAGAAACCCGGCCATGGCCCGGCAGATGGCGGATCGGAAGCTAACCAAGAACCAGGAACCAAGAACCAGGAACCAAAAGAACACACCTCCCGCAAGCGGGGGACCGGATTCGACGCGTCCGTGATCGAACTGCCGGATTGGCTGGACCGCGAGGACTGGGTCAGTTGGATTGCCGACCGCAAGGCGCGCAAAAAGCCGGTGACGCAGGAGGGCGCCAGGCGTCAGCTGCAACAGCTTGCCGCCTATCTGGCCGCAGGGCATCAGCCAGGGGCCGTGATCGCGAACAGCATCGCGGGCGGGTACCAGGGCCTCTTCCCTCCGCGCACGCCTGCTACAGCGGGCCATCCGGCAGGCAGGGCGCAACGCCTGGCCGACTGGACCGAGGAGCTGCGAGAAGTACTGGCCGACGACGGCCGGCCGCGCGAGCGGTTCATGGGGACGATCGATGCAACCCGCTGACATGCCTTCTGCCGCCATGGGCGCGCTGGTGGTCAATGAAATGCTGCTGATGTACGGCGCCAAGTTCGCGCAGCAATGGCAGGGCCTGACTGCCCGTGAACTGAAGGATTCATGGAACCAGAAATTGGCGGGCCTGGACGAGGTGCAGGTGCGTCGCGGCCTGGTCGCCTGCCTGACCCAGGAATGGCCGCCGACGCTGCCGCAGTTCATCAAATTATGTTGCCCGTGGATGGTTCCCGAAGTGGCCTATCACGAGGCCGTGCGTGGCCTGTCCGCGCGCAGGCGCGGCGAGCCCGGTGTCTGGTCGCATCCGGCGGTGTACTGGGCCGCGGTGGGCGTCAGCACGGTGGATCTGCTGGGCTGCACCTACGGCGCCATCAAGGCGCGCTGGGAGAAGACGCTGAACGAGGAGCTGGCGAAGGGCGTGTGGGCGGATATCCCGCTGCCTCGTCCAGCGCTGCCCGCGCCCGGCCAGACGCTGGCCACGCGCGCCGAGGCCGAGGCGGCACTCAAGAAGATGGGCGCGCAAAAGGTGCTGCGGGACCGTGGGTGCCCGCCTCGGAGCTGGATCGAAAAGTGGGAGGCGCGCATCGCGCGCGGCGACCACCCGAGCAAGGGCATCGCCGACATGCTCAAGCGCGCCAAGGGCGAAAGCCAGGATACGGAGGGCCGTCTGCAGAACGGTTCCAGCGGCAAGACAGGTAAACAATGCGAGGTGGCTGATGAGTAAATTGACGGGTGACGATCTGATCTGGAACTGGGCCCGCTGGACCTGGTCCGGCGCTACGGTGGGAAACATGGAGGTGTACCTTTCCGAAGAGGAGGACTACCGGCCCATCAACCATCACCACGCCATGGAGGTCGAGGCGATGCATGCCGCGCTGCCCTGGCACGAGCGCATGATCATCATTGCCGAATACCCGCAGAAGAATGTGATGTTCGGCCAGCTGGATGGCCGCGCGCGCCGCGCCAAGGCGCTGGACTGGATTGCCGATACGACCGGCGTGGCCATGACCGAAACCGAATACAAACTGTACCTGGGTCTTTTCCGCAGCCTGGTGGAAAGGAGGCTGGCGTGAAGTACGCGCACGAGGTGATGGATCTGATGGCCTGCTATCCCGGCCGCTCATTCCGTTTGATGGAGCTGGTCCGTCATGTGTCGCGCGGCCGGCCTTTGTCTGTTCCCGAAAAGACGCGCCTGCAAAGAGGCATCCAGCGGGCCATGGATGCGCTGCAGGATACCGGCAGCGTGCTGATTCAAGAGCCCGAGAAAGGCGGGCACGGGCGCACCTACGCGTGGCGTGTGACGGTTCCGTCACAAGACCGCGCCCCATAGGTCACGCAATCGGTCACAATGGGTCCGGGGCATTGCGCCCCAAGCAAATGCAGCCCTGGCCACGCGCCGGGGCTTTTTGTTTTGGGCGCGTGGCCCCGGCTTTTTCACTGCTGGGGCAGGGGTCGAACTTCTTTGCACTGCATGTGACGGAACCGTCACAAGACCCCGCCCCAACGGTCACGCAATCGGTCACAATTTGTCCGGGGCATTGCGCCCCTGACAAATGAAATCCCGAAATGCAGCCCCGGCCACGTGCCGGGGCTTTTGCATTTGGGCGCGATGTTTCGGCGCCAGTCTTCTTCAGCAGGAATCCAACTCCATGAGCGTTCAGATCAGCATCACTGAAAACCAGCTGGTAGAGGACCTCGCCGCATTCTTCAAGACCTTGGTCGACTGCGACGTTGTCCGCGGTCTACCCGGTTGGGTTCCCGCGCCACCGCGCGAGTGTGTCGTCATCACTCCGCTGGCGGCGCAGGGACTTTCCGTGCCGGTCATGGCCTATGCCGATCCGTCGCCCGCGGCGGGGAAGCGGATCATGACCCAGGCCACGCAATGGTCTGCTCGCGTGGATGGCTACGGGGCGCGGGCCCTGGACCTGGCGCTCACGCTCTCGATCGCCCTGCGCAGCCAGTACGGGTGCGAGTTCCTGGGGAATCTGGGACGAACCCAGCCGCTGTACGCGGGCGAGCTCAAGCAAGTGCCCTTCGAGAGCGGGGAAAGCCAGACCTTCGAGCGGTGGTGGTTCGACGCCGTCCTGCAGTTCAACCCTTCCATCAGCGTGCCGCAGCAGTTTGCGGATCACCTCCACGTGGGCCTCATCGAGGCCGACACCACCTACCCTACGGGAGCTTAATCCTATGTCCATTCCCGCCAGTGAAATCGTCCAGGTAGTGCCTGGCGTGATCTCCGCCGGCGGATCGGCGCTCGATTTGAACGGCCTGATCCTGACCCACGATACCGCCGTCCCCATCGGCACCGTCCAGAGTTTCGCGACCCCGCGCGACGTACAGCGCTTCTTCGGTCCGACCTCGACCGAGGCCGCCCTGGCCGACGTCTACTTCAACGGCTTCGACAACTCGACCCGCAAGCCGGGCAATCTGTTGTATGCCCAGTATCCGGCGGCAGCGGTTTCCGCCTATCTGCGCGGCGGCTCGATGGCCGCGGTAACGCTGACCCAGCTGCAGGCGCTGTCCGGCATCCTGACGGTGACCGTGGACGGCGTGGCGAAGACCTCCGCCAGCATCGACCTGTCGACGGCAACGAGCTTCTCGAACGCCGCCACGATCATCGAAGCCGGGTTCACCGCCATGGGCGCCACCTGCACCTACGATGCGCAGCGTGCCGCTTTCGTGATCGTCTCGGCCACCGATGGCGTCGCCAGCACGATCTCCTATGGCAGCGGCACCCTCGCGTCGGGCTTGAAGCTGACGCAGGCCGCTGGCGCCAAGGTGTCGCTGGGTGCCGCGGCCGGCATTCCAGCGGTGGACATGGGCCGGATTACCGACCTGACCCAGAACTGGGCGGCGTTCATGACGACCTTCGAGCCCGATACGGCCGGCAAAGTGGCGTTTTCGGCGTGGACGAATGCCCAGGGCGACCGCTACGCCTACGTCGGCTGGGACACCGATATCACCGCTACCCAGCAGGGCAACACGTCCAACTGGGCGGCTGTCGTAAGCGCCAATGAATACTCGGGCTCCGTGCCGGTCTACAAGGACGTGCTGCATGCAGCCTTCGTCCTGGGCGCCGTTGCATCGCTCGACTTCGAACGTACCAACGGCCGCGCCACCCTGGCGTTCAAGGGCCAGTCGGGCCTCGCGTTCTCCGTGACTGACGCGACCACCGCTCAGACGCTGATCGACAACGGCTACAACTTCTACGGCGACTACGCCACCAGCAACGACCGCTTCCGCTTCCTGTACCCGGGCCAGATCAGCGGCAACTGGAAATGGGTCGACACCTACGTCAACCAGATCTGGTTGAACGCGGCGTTTCAGCAGGCGCTGATGACGCTGCTGACCCAGGTGAACGCCATTCCCTACAACATCGACGGCTACACGCTGATCGACGCTGCCTGCCTGGACCCGATCAACGCCGCGGTCAACTTCGGCGCCATCCGCGCCGGCGTGACGCTGTCGAGCCAGCAGAAGGCGCAGATCAACAGCCAGGCCGGTGTGGATATCTCCGACACGCTCCAGACCCGCGGCTGGTATCTGCAGATCAAGGACGCGACGCCGCAGGTGAGAGAGGCCCGCGGCACCCCGCCCATGACGTTCTGGTACCTGGACGGCGGTTCCGTCCAGCAGATCACCCTGGCCTCGCTGGCCATTCTTTAAGGATTCAACATGGCGACTTTGACCAGTGCCAACTCGGTTCTGATGCTTGCGGTGGGCGGCGTTTTTCCGGTGCCGCAGAAGATCGAGGGCTACGCTTCCGACAGCGCCTTCACCTTCGAGGCTGCCAAGCCCGCGCAGGTAACCATGGGCGTGGACGGCCGCATGTCGGCCGGCTACGTGCCGGTTCCCCGCGTGCAGACCATCACGATCCAGCCCGATTCCCCGTCCATGGGCGTCTTCGAGATCTGGATGGCAGCCAGTGAAACGGCCCGCGAAGTGTTTTATGCAAACGGCACCCTCAACATCCCGTCGATCGACCGCAAGTACACGCTGACCCGCGGCGTGCTGACGCAGATTCCGCCGGCGCCGGATGCCAAGGCGATGCTCCAACCCATGGCGTTCCAGATCACCTGGCAGAACGTCTCTCCGGCGCTGGTGTGACATGGCCAGAAAGCAAATAACCCTGACCATCGGCGCCGAAGGGCGCGACAAGGGCAAGGTGTTCATCCTGACGGAGCTTTCTGCCTACGACGCCGAGGAATGGGCCGGTCGGGCGCTGTTCTCGCTGATGAACGCCGGGGTGGAAATCCCGGACAACATCGCAGAGGCAGGGCTGGCCGGCGTGGCCGCCATGGGCATGAAGGCCATCGCCAAGCTGCCTTTCGAGAGCGCCAAGCCGCTGCTGGAAAAGATGATGGATTGCGTCCAGATCCAGCCCAGCCCGAACGTGACGCGCGAGCTCATGTCAGGCGATGTCGAGGAGGTGGCGACGCTGTTCGCGTTGCGCAAGAAAGTCCTGGGCTTGCACCTGGATTTTTTTACGGCCGCCGTCCCATCGACTTCGGGCTCCAAGTCCACGACGGCGGCGCGCGCCTGATTCGCTACGCCAATATCCCCCGGATCATTGGCGTGGTGATTTCGCGGCACCCGGGCCTGCTGCACGACCTGCAGACGGTCTACGGTGCCGAAGACCTGTACAACCTGCTTGAGGTGATTGCGGTGGACGCACACAACAGGCGCGTCCTAGCTGAACCGAGGTAATTGCATGGCCACCATCATCGACGCCTTGCTCGTCACCGCGGGTTTCGATCCGAAGCGTTTTGCGGCGGATAGCTACTCCGGTGCGGCCGGTCTGAGCCAAACGGCCCAGAATCTGGATATGAGCACCGAGCGGCTGTCCGCGTGGCAGAAGGCGGCCGAGCGGGCAGGCGGAACTGCGGAAGCCATTTCCGCCCAATTGAGGGAATCCTCGGTCGAGGTAGCCAGATTCAACCGCGGATCCGCCGCGGACTCGCTACCCGGGTTCTTCCGCAACGGCGGCAATGTCGGCGACCTCAAGGACGGGAACACCTACCTTCTGGCCAGGTCGAGGATCATTGCCGATCTTTACCAGAAGGACAGGGCCCAGGCCGCGCTGGCCGCCCAGGACATGGGTATCAACGAGGGCCTGTTCAATCTGTTCAAGCGCGGGCCCGATGAGCTCGAGCGGTTGCTTCAGGTCCAGGAGAAGCGCGCCGCCATCTCCGGTAGCGATGCGCAAGCTGCCTCGCAGCTGCGCGACCGTTACCTGGATCTGCGCGATACCTTTGAATCGGTGAGCGTCAGGGTGCTGCTGGCGCTCATGCCGGCGTTCGAGCGGCTTATCTCGCTCGCACAGGGCTGGGGCGATTATCTGCTTGAGAACCGAGACGAAATCGTCGAGTGGGTCGACGGCGCGGCGCAGGCCATCGTGAAGTTCATTGATGCAGTCGATTCGGCGGCGCAGGCGGTGGGAGGATGGCAAAACGTCCTGCTAGCGCTGGGGGCGCTCAAGATTCTTTCCTGGGTAAATTCGCTGCTGAGCCTGGCATCTGCCTTGGGGGCCGTGGCTACGGCTCTCGGAACCCTTGGTGGCGCCGGCGCGGCGCGTGGACTGGGTGCGTTGAGAGGCTTGGGTCCTGCGGCGTTGAAGTTGGCTGGCCGCGCGGCGGCTGGCGCTGCGCTGTTCTTGTTTAGCAACGATCTGAATGGGGGCGAGCAAGAAGACCTGGTCGCGATGAGAAACCCCGCGCTGAAACGCAAGGAGGTTCTCGATGCGGTCAGGTACTTCGAGTCCAAGAAGGGCTACACCCGGGAGGCGGCCGTGGGGCTCGTGGCCAACCTGCAGGCCCAAAGCAACCTGGACCCCAGGGCCGTGGGCGCTGATGGCGTTTCCGCCGGCATCGGACTATGGAATCCGCGACGCCAGGCCGACTTCAAGCGCATATATGGCATGGACCTGCGCGAGTCCACGGTTGAACAGCAACTGGATTTCGTCGCCAGCGAGTTGGAGAGCACCAAGCGTAGGGCGGGAGTACATCTGGCCGCCGCCGCCACCCCGGCCCAGGCCAGCGTGGCCGTGTACCGCCACTTCGGATTGAACAAGTCCGAAGGGGCCAGCTCAAGCGAAGAGCGCAAGCTCGCCGCCGCTGCCGGGGCAATTTATGGGACGCTTTTCCTCGAAGATCAGGAACGAGGCGCCGCAGCTGCAGCTACGACGGTCGCGGCAGCCCAAGCCAGCGCTGCCGGCATCCCGAGCAGCACCGCAACCACCAGCAATACGTCCGAAACCCATATCCACGGCCCCATTACGGTTATGACGCAGGCGACGGACGGCGAGGGAGTCGCTCGCGATTTGGGGCGTGTGGGGCGCTCCCAGAATCTCGTCCAACAAGGCAATACGGGGATGTTCTGATGCCGCTTATTCCTTTTCCCGATGTTCCGAGCAGTCCGGGCGTCCCCGCAGTCTTTCGCGCCGCGTTCCTTTCTTCGGTCTCCGAACCGGCAAGCTTCGAACTTGCGGCGCTGACCGACAGGATCTTCGGTCCTCCTCGCTGGGGGCTGTATGGCGTCGATGGGCAGCAGATGCTGGTCTTCGAGACGTTCCTTGGAATTACCTTCAATCAGAGCGGTCAGATATCCAGCTATCCGGTTGAGCAGGGCGGATTCTCGTCCTTCAACAAGGTCGATGCGCCGTTCGAAGCGACCATCAAGCTGGCGCATGGCGGCGATCCAGTGTCGCGCAAAGTCATGTTGTCCGTGCTGGAGCGCATCGTCGGCAGCACGGAGCTGTATTCAGTGGCGACGCCAGAGATCGTCTATCCGTCGGCCAACCTGGTGAAGTACTCATACACCCGCGCCGACAAGAACGGCTCCAGCCTCCTGATCGTTGAACTGACTCTGCAGGAAGTCCGGCAGACGGCCGTCCAGCTATCGCCGGCCACGCAGGACCCCAGCGGCGCGAATGAAGTTAGCAATGGCCAGGTACAGGCGTTCGAGATTGACGCCTATCCCCGGCGCGATCAGAACAAGGTGGCTGATCTGGAGCCGATCCAATGAAGAGAATTCCCTTGAGGCCCGTTCCTGCACAAATGCTCAGCGTCGTGCTGTCCGGGCAGAACTGCCAGATCGCCGTCTACCAGAAGTCGACGGGACTCTATCTGGATATTGAACTCGACAATGCGCCCATCGTGACCACGGTGCTTTGCCATGATCGAGTACGGCTGGTGCGGTCTGCTTACCTGGGCTTCGTTGGGGATCTGGCCTTTGTGGACACCCAGGGCCACGCCGACCCGCAGTATCAGGATCTCGGATCGCGCTTCGTCCTGGCCTACC